CGATTGACCGGGCGTTGCGCAAAGCTGAGGCTGAGTTCAACCGCACGCTGCGCACGCCTGAAATGGAAACGCGCACTGTCCTGACTATCACGCAGGAGATCACTCAGGCCCCCGACGACTTCCTGCAACTGCGCTACATCTTTTCCGAGGGGTTGCCAGACGCGCCGCTCAAGAGCATGTCGCCGGCTGCGATGCTTGCGACCTATGCCGGACGCGCGGGCATTCCCGAGGCGTACGCGATCGAGGCCGGTGGCATTCGTATCGGGCCGGTTGGCAACGCGGCGGTTGAGATCGTCTATTACCAGAAGATCCCGCCGCTGTCGGATGCGCTGGTGTCCAACTGGCTGCTGCAAACGCATCCTGACCTGTATGTGTCGGGCGTGATGTATCATCTAGCGCGTCGCGAGCGCGATCAGGCGGGCATGGCGCAGGCAGCGCAGGAGGTCGCCACGCTTACCGAAAACATCAACCGTGCCGCGCAGGACAACCGCTGGGGCGCGGCTCCGCTGATTGCGGCGGGGATTCGTCAGGTATCGTCCCGGGTGAGGATTTAACTGTGGCGAAGGCCCGCGTCACCTACCCCCCATACCTCCCCGATCAGCTTCCGCGTGAAAACGTGCTGACGGCGGCGGTGAACGTCCTACCTGCGGCAAACGGCTATCGCCCTGTTCGTTCGGTGGCGGCAATCAGCGACCCGCTGTCAGCGACGTTCAAGGGTGGAGCGGCGTTCATCTCGACGGGCGGCACGGCATTCCTGATCGCTGGCACTGCTAACGGGCTGGAGCGCTACACCGCCGGCACATGGTCGACACTGCTGACCGCCATGTCAGTGACGGATCGATGGCGGTTCACGCAGTTCGGTGACTTTGTGATTGCCGTGAATGGTACGGACACGAAACAGGTCGACCTTAATTCCGGTACCGCATCGGATCTGACGGACGCGCCTTCCGGCAATGGCGTGGCGGTTGTCGGCGACTTCGTGGTCATCACGCAGTCGGGCGGCAATCGGCTGCTAGTGTCCTATTCGGCGTTCAACGACCACACCAAGTGGACGCCCGGTGTCGATCAGGCTGGTTTCCAGCCGATGCTTACTGGCGGCGAGCTGAAGGGCATTGCCGGCGGCGAATATGGCGTCATCCTCCAGCGCTTCCGGCTGGTGCGCATGGAGCGGACGGGTGACCCGAAAGCGCCGTTCAACTTTGCCGAGATCACGCCCAATTTCGGATGCGCTTCGTCCGGCTCAATTGCACAGGCTGGCCGTACGGTGTTCTTCCTGTCCGACCGCGGCTTCATGGCGCTGGAAGATGGGCAGTCGCTGCGGCCGATCGGCAATGAGAAGTTCGACCAGACCTTCCGCGACACGGTGTCGCAGGATGATTACGAGCGCATCTGGTCAGCGGTCGATCCCAAGCGCTCTATCGTCATGTGGGGCATCCCTGGCTCGTCGGGGCGTATCTGGGTCTATAATTGGGTGCTGGATCGAGCCTCCACGATCGAAGTGCCTTTCTCGGGGCTGTTCACCGGCTACGAAGCCAGCCAGACGCTGGAGCAGGTGGCGGCAACCTATCCCGATCTCGACGCCATGCCCTATTCGCTGGACGACCCGCGCTTCCAGGGCGGCGACCCGCGACTGTACATCGTGACGCCTGACAACCGCGTGGGGGCGTTCTCGGGGCCGAACCTGCAAGCGACGCTGACGCAAGGATGGTGGGCGCCCGCAGAGCCGAACGTGGCGCGTATTCAGGCGCTGTGGCCAGTATCTGATGCGACCTCTGGCATTACGGTGCTTATCGACGCCCGCCAGCAGATGGGCGGGCCGCTGGGCGTGCGGACGGAAAACGACATGCAGGCCAGTGGCCGCGTGCCGATCCGCAATCGTGGCAAGTATCTGGCGATCTCGGTAACACACGCGGCGGGTTCGGCATGGTCGTTTTCGACGGGGTTTGATTTGGACTGGGATGCGGGAGGATTGCGGTGAGCCTCCTGCCCGTCCCCGTTGATGCCAAGATCAGCGATTGGCCGCGCCGTGTGGCAAACGCCATTAATGGGCTGATTGATATGGTGCGTAATCGCGGGGCGTATCCGTTCGAGCCGCTGGACGCTGACCCCGATGATGCAGACGCTGGGCGCGTGTACTACAACACCTCGACCAACAAGGCGCGTATCTACAACGGCACGTCTTGGGCAGACCTGACGTGAAAACCTATCAGGACTTCCGGCCCGAGTTCGAGGCAATGCTCGATCCCGCTAAGTGGCCGGTCAAATGGCTTGACGAGCAGATTGCGCTTGGAACGGCGGTTGCGTTCTGTGCTGATGAAGCCTGCATTATCGCCTCGCTGCGTCAATATCCCGGCGGTGCGATAGAAGTGCATGGGCTATGTGCTTGCGGCGACTTGTCTGCTATAAAGGCGTTAATTGCTCAGGCCGAGGAATGGGGCATGCAGAACGGGGCAACGATTGCCACCATTTCCAGCCGGCGGGGCTGGGTTCGTGCGTTGTCGCCTGAGGGTTATACTGAGACGCAGGTGATGATCGAGAAAGGGCTTAATCGTGGGGCTTAGTGGTAGCAAGCAGACCAGCACGACCAAACCCGTGTACAGCGCCCAGATCGAAGGCGCGGCGAACAACGTCAACAACGCCTATGCTGCGCAGGCGGGCAAGATCTCGGGCGTCACTGACCAGCTATCGACGCTGGTTCCGGGGCTCGTTTCCCAGTATCAGAACGGCGGCGATGCCAACACGCGCGCTGCGACTGCTTACAATACCGACGTACTTGGTGGGAAATACCTCGACGCGGGGAACCCATATTTGGAACAGCAGGTGGCAGCCACCAACGCCAACACACGCAACGGACTGGCGGCGTCGCTCGGTACGCGCGGACTGACGGGCGGTTCGGCATTTGCGGACATCATCACGCGTGGGCTTGCCGAGAATGAATCGGGGCTGCGCTACACCGATTACAATAACGAGCGCGCCCGCATGGGGCAGGCGGCGGCACTATCGCCCTCGTTGTCAGCGTCGTCGCAGTTGCCGATCCAGTCGCTGCTAGAAATCGCGCAGGCACAGCAGATGCCGATCCAAGCGGCTGCGGGGGCGGGCGGCGCGGTTGGGGGGCTGCTGGGCCAATACGGCACGACCACGCAGAAGTCATCGCAGAGCCTTGGCAGCCTGATTGCGCAGTTGGGTGGCATGGGTCTTTCCGCGTACGGAGCGGGCTTGTTTGGTGGGGGTAGCAAGTCGTGATGGGAATGCAGCGCAAACGAGGGCTGTTCGGCGCGCCGATGGTGGATAGCGGGGATGCCGAGGGTATCCCGCAGTTCGCCAAACCCAACACGCTCCAAACGATCGCTGGCGTGATCGGTGACACGCTGTCGACCATCGGTGGCGGGCAGGCATCGTTCCTGCCCGGCTTGGCGGCACAGCGACAGATGCAGGCGCAGAGTATGGTGCAAGCGCGTCAGGCTGAGGCCAAGCGCGCGGCTGAGTTTACCGACTTTACGCAGCGCCATGACTATGAGGTCGCCCACCCCAAGGCGCAGGCGGATGACGTGTTTACCCGCACGCTGCAAGCCGCGGGTATTGACCCGAGCAGTCCTGAAGCGATGCGCTTGTATCGCCAGCGCGCCGATACGTTGGCCAATCCTACGCCGCAGTGGGTGCCCGATGGACTTGGCGGTGGTCGTTTCATTGACCCGCGCACTTCTGGCGGCGCTGCCCCACAAGCGCCTGTCGGCCGCCTCACTCCGATGCAGGGAGGTGCGACCCCTGGCGGGTCGCGTAGCTTTCCGATCCGATGAAATTCTGCCTGCGCTCATTCAGCAAGAGAGCGGTGGCCGAGCGGGCATTTCGGGTCCGCAGACGCAGTATGGCACGGCGCAGGGCATGACGCAGGTATTGCCGGCAACCGCGCAAGGCGTCGCCAAGCGGCTGGGCGTTCCTTACCGTCCTGATCTGATGACGGGCACGTCCAAAGAGGCCGCGCAATACCAACAGGCGATTGGTCAGGGCTATCTGGAAGAAGCGCTAAGCAAAACCGGCACGGTTGAGGAAGCGCTGAAATATTATCATGGTGGACCTAACCGGCGTTTATGGGGTAGGAAAACCAATGCTTATGCGGCGGATGTTCTTCGCCGGCTGGGGGTATGATGGCGCAGCAGTACGCAACCGATGAAGCCGGCAACGTTTGGGAAGTCGACGCGGCTGGCAACGCTGTCCGATTTGTTTCGGCTGCGGCTGGCGCACCTGCTTCTGTTGCCCCTAACCAGTTGAAGGTTCAAGCCGCGCAGCAGGATTTGAGCAACGATCGCATCCAGGGCGCGCGCACTGCTCAGCAGATGGCATTGGACGCAGCACGGCTGCCGGTAGCTGCGCAGGTAGCGCAGGCAGATGCCAGCAAGGCGACGACCGAGGCAGAAGCGGCGAAGATCGCGCTGGAAAAAGCGCGCCGTGAGGCGTCTTTGCCCGTCGCCGGTGTTACGGGGCAGCGCAATCTCCAGCGCGCGATTGATGACATTAAGCGCCAGTTTGCAGCGGGGCCGGGGCGCACGTCGGGCATTGCCGGGCTTACCGATTACCTGCCCACGACCGAGAACCAGCAGTTCGACGCGGCCGGCAATGCTGTCCGGGGGTTTGTCGGGCCAGCGCTTGGGCTGTCGGGTGGCCAGCTTAACACGGAAAAGGAAGCGCAGCGCGCAGTCGGGCCGTACATTCCGCAGTCCAGTGATCGCGACGATGTGATCCGCGACAAAATCCGTCGCCTTCAGGGCTTGGCGGATGCTATGGCTCCAAAGGGCCAGTCACCCGCCGACCAGCGCCGCACTGATGACCCCCGCGCCGCAACGATCGGTAACGCAGGTCCGCCCTCTGGCGGCAACCCGCGTGGCCCGGCTGGCTATGACGTTGCGGGCGTCGCTGGCGGCGTAGGCGGACCCAAGGGCGGCGGTGGCGGCGGCTTCTCGAATGCGGCTGGGCTGGAGATGGCGCAGCGGCTGTCCAAGGCGTACACCGCCGGGGCGGACGTGTCGGCGCTGAACAAGATCCTGCGCGAGAATGGCTATCAGGAGTTCACCGATCCGCAGAGCATTGCGGCGATCCAGAAGCGTGGCCCGCTTAACTTCGCGCCGCCACAGGTGGATGATTCGCGTTCGGGGCTGGGACGCGCGATCGGTGACAACCTCAACACTAGCGTTGGGGCATATGGCGTCGCTGCGGCTGACGCTCTGACCGCTGGCAACCTTGACACGCTGGGCGGCGGGCAGACCAAGCTGGCGCAGCAGTATCTGGAAAAGAATAACCCAACCGCCTCGCTGCTGGGCACAGTGACGGGTGGCGCACTGGCTGCGGGTGGCGCTGAGCTGGGGTTGGCCCGTGCCGGCCTGACCGCTGGTCGTGCCGCGCTGGCCGGTGACGCGCTTTACGGAGGCGCTTACGGCGCTGGGTCGGCTGACGGCGGTAATCGTCTGCTTGGTGCCTTGGCGGGCGCTACTGGCGGCGCTGTGGGCGGTATTGCGGGGCGCGCAGCCGTATCAGGCGTCGGCAACCTTGCGCGTGGGCGTTTCGGGCTTCCGCAGGAACAGGCTGTAACACGCGGCGAGAACCTTGCTGTTGACGCGCTACGATCGGACAATATGAGCCCGCGCACGGCGCTTTCGGCATTGCGTGAGGCGCAGGCGGTTGGCGTGCCGTCGATCCCGGCTGACTTGGGCGACAATGCGCGTGGTATGTTTGGTTCGCTGGCACGCCAGCCGGGGCCAGAGCGTTCGGCGCTGCGTGGTTCTGTTATTGATCGCCAGATGGGGCAGGGGGAGCGCATCCGCAGCGCGATTACTGAGGATCTTGGGCCGATCACCAACATTCGCCAGCAGAGTGATGCCCTCATCCAGCAAGGGCGCAACTCTGCCGAGCCTTTTTACAACCGCGCATACGAAACTCCTGTGCCTTCCACTCCCGAGCTGGACGCCGTCCTGAACACCCCGTTTGGGCGTCAGGCGATCGGGCGCGCTCGCACCATCGCAGCCAATGAGCGTCGCAACCCTTCGGAGCTGAATTTCGCGCTGGATGCAGAGGGCAATCCAGTGATGAACCCGTTTCCGGGACGCCAGGTTGCCGACGATCTGGCGGCGCGGGCAGAGTTGGATGCAGCCCAAGAAGCTTATCGAGCAGCCCGCAACGGGCCGGGTGATGTTGATGCGGCACGCACCCGCATTGCCAATGCGCGTGAAGCACTGCGCCTTAGCCAGCAGAACCTGCGCGGTGCTCCAGATCCTAATCAGGCCGCATCTGTGCCGACGTACACCACACAGACGCTGGATTATGCTAAGCGTGGGATGGATGACATCCTAGAAGAGCAGCGCAATCAGATCACGGGGCGACTCGTGCTGGATGAAGCCGGACGCGCGCAAAATGGTGTTCGTTCGGAATTGCTGCGCGAGGTAGACCGGCTCAACCCTTCTTATGGGCAGGCCCGCGCTGCCTATGCTGGACCCGCAGCGGAGCGCGATGCCCTTGCCCTTGGCCGCGATGCACTCCGTATGTCGCCAGAAGATGTGCAGGTTGCCGCTGGGCGGTTGACGCCTTCACAGCGTGCGCAGTTTGGGCTTGGCTACCGCACCGAGCTTTCCAACCAAATTGATAACCGCGTTGACGGCGCTGACAAGGTTGGCGCACTGATTGGAACGCCTCGCAAGCGTGCGGCACTTTCAGCGGCCATGGGCGAAAGTGAAGGGCTTACCCGATTTAACCAGCGCCTTGCTGCGGAACAGGCGGCAAACGAGACGTACCGCGCCGTTGCCACTGGGTCTGCCACCGCTGGCCGATTGGCGGATGACGCCGTTATGGGCAGCGATCAAGCGTTGCTGGAGCGGGCTGTGGATGCCGGACAGCGTTTCCGATCTGGCGGCGTAGTCGGCGGCGGGATCAGCTTGGCCCTTGATGCGCTAAAGAGCGCCGGCACGTATGGCTTTGGCAAAAAGGCTGCTACTGCTCGCTCGGATGCCGCTTCGGCCCTGCTTGATCCGGCGCGATTTGAGGAAGTAGCGCAGCGCCTAGGGCGTAACGCGGCTGTTCGCAGGGTAAATGATCGTGCAATCGCCAGGGCGATCGAGCGGCCCCGTGCATATGCCGGTTTGTTTGGTGCGCCGTTGCTGCCTGCGCTCATTCCTTACGGGGAGTGAGCGCTTGCGCCATTGGTGGATGAGTTCAAAAACAACACCCTTCAAGGCAATTCCAAGTATCACGCCGAGCATAACTGCACTATAGACGAAACAAGGAGCCAACACCATGCCTAGTGCAGCAGAGTTTTCGACAACGCCTGACGCCAATACGACCATTGGCGGGACGAATGTTGCCGAGGGTTGCTCGCCGGCCGGTATCAACAATGTGATCCGTTACCTTGCCGCTGTTGCCCGAGATACGCTAGACAAGATCCCCGCGGTTGGCTCGTTTATGCCGTTGGCTGGCGGATCGTTCACTGGCAACGTCACTCGACAAGGCCGCGGCGCGTTCATTCATCATGCGAATGCCGCGCAGACTGATGGCCAGATTTTCTTCCTGCCCGATGGTACGGCACGCCCCACGCCTGCTGAGGGCGTTGTGGTGTTTTACTACTGATGGGCATCCAAGCCTTCATCTCTGGCATGTGGCGCACGCCCAAGCGGGGTGAAGCGTACATCAATGGCGCATGGCGTCGGCTGATCCGAGGTGAGGCTTATATCGGCGGGCAATGGCGCGCCATTGCTTCATTCGTTGGGCCGCTGTCGGTGTCTTCCAACAACGCTGTAGGGACGGTTTTTTCCAATCGCGCGCAGCGGGTTAATTCGCAGACGGTCACCGCGATGCCGTCTGGGGGGCTGGGGCCGTACTCCTATGTATGGACGATCCTGTCTGGCCCGGCACAAGTAGCTGCTCCCACAAACGCTAGCACGCTATTTTACGCGATCGTCAATCCGTCCGACGTGGTGCAAGGCACCGCTAGAGTTACGGTCACCGATGCGCTAGGGTCGACCGCGCAAACGACTATTTCGATCACGCTCAGCAATGAAAGTCTGGGGTAATGCACCATTATTTCGAGGCTATCACGAACACCGCCGGGCAAAGCCTGATCGGATATTTCGCGCGCGTCATTAATCCCGCGACGCAAGCGGTTGTCACGCTGGCATCTGACAATAACGGTACGCCCATCTCGGTCGTGTCTGGCGTCGCCAACATGGCAAAGACCGATGATTTCGGCAACGTGTCGCTGTACGTCGAACCCGGCACGTACAACTTAGAGATTTTCGGCCCCGACGCCGTCAGCTTCCTGTTTCGCGTGCCGAACGTTGCAATGTCTTCGTCTCAAGGCCCGGAGGGGCCGGAAGGCCCGCCAGGACCGCAGGGGGAGGGTCTGGATGCGGTCAAGGCCCCTACGGGATCAGGGTTGGTCGGATTCGTGGCGGCTGGCACTGGCTCTATCACCCGCGACGCGCTCAACAAGATGCGTGAGAGTGTGTCTGTGCTGGACAAGGGCGCGAAGGGCGACGGCACGACTAACGACACCGGAGCGATTGTTGCGGCCGACGCCACCGCTAAGCTGTTCGGCAAAGACCTGTTCCTCCCGGCCGGCACTTACATGATCGACGCCGAGACGCGTGCAACGACCAACTGGCGCGGCGAGGCTGGCACGGTCATTAAGTATCGAGGTGCGGCGCCTTCGTTCACACGGCTCGTCTATTCTTCCGGTGTGGATGGCATCACGTTCGACGGCATCACCTTTGACGGCAACGTCTCGGCTGACCCCGGCGCATGGACCAACGCCAACTACGACAGCTTCACGGGCGCATCCGGGCTGTCGGTGGAGGGTTGCAAGCGTCCGCGTATTATCCGTTGCCGCTTCGTCAACACCCGTCAGCATGGTCTGCGAGTGGCGGGTTGCACTGGCCCGGTCGTGCAAGGCTGCACTACGCAGCGGTCGCGCGGCGCGTTTGGCGATGGCTTCTATCTCGTCTCCAACATCGGCCTGTCGATCGCGCAATGCTGGGCTGACGACTACACCCGTATCGGGTTCGTAGTAGACAGCTTTGGCGACACGCTGCTGACCAACCACAAGATTTCGCTTACCAGCCTTCTGGCTACCAACGGCCACGACGCCTCGATCATGTACGGCGGCGGCGAGTTCAATGCGGGCGTCTGGTGCGAGCATACCGGCGATGTAGAGGCTAGTGGCATTTTCGCTTCGTCCAATACCCACCGCGGCATCAACATCTGCACCGGGTCCAAGACCAACGGCTTCCCCGGTACGCACGCGATGGTGACGCTAAGCAACTGCCAGACGGTCGGCGGGTCTTGGGGGATTTACGTCTATTCGCTAGGTACGCTGCCGGTCATTATGTCGGCCAAGGGCTGCACCGCCAAGGGCGCGCGCGTGGCGTTCGAGGCAGATGCCGCGCACGCCAACGACAGCTATACCTGGAGCGAGTGCCACGCTGACTACGATGCCTCTAACGGCACCGGGCGTGGCTACGCTACGGAGGTGGTGGGCACGCTGGCAACGCGGCCTAACTTCGCCGTTGTCAACTGTACCGTGTCGCGCTTTGCTGAGACGCTATCCAACCTGACCGATAATGGCGATGTCGCCGCCACTTCGGATGTTGGTAGCTATGGCGCTCCCGGCTCGCTGCCTGCATCCCCGCTACGATTGGTGGTCGATAACCTGCGGCACGTTGACGACAAGCCGGTTTACGTCCGCTGGTTCGGCGAGCTGGCGCATGACGTAGCGATCTCGGGCTGCGACCTCAACGTGCGCCGTGGCGGGTCCGCCGGGGGCCGTGTCGACATCCGCAACAACACCGTGCGGTCGCTGATGATTCAATATGGCGATTCCCGTCGTATTGAGATTGCCGACAATACGATCTTGGGCGCGATCACGGCGCAGGCGGCGCGCCATACCTTCTGCGACAATGAAGTGACCTACGCCGACGACAGCAAGGTGTTTCTGCTGTGCAATGCCTCGGGCAAGAAACCAGCGGTAAACGTGCGCGGAAACAGCTTCTCAAAGCCCATCAACGCATCCGGGCCCGTATTGCGCCTTGGATTTGGCACCGTAACGTTTGCATCAATCATTCAGTCTAACGACTGGTATAATGACGGTGCAGCCAGCACGGCCAATCCGTTTATCGAGCGTGCGGCCAATACCACCGCTTATTTTGAAAGCAATTTGGCTGATGTGACGGTGACGAATATGATAGACACCGACGATCGCACTGGCCCTGAGCCGGCACCGACCGGCGTGCGCCGCGTAGCGATGCACTGATGCGACGGCCGGCGCTATCCGGCCATGGTAGGGGGAAAGAAATGCAGGACGTTCCTGTCGAATGCTCGATTGATGCGACCGAGGTGGAGCAGATGGCGTGCAAGCCGAGTGAGCCGGTGAAGCCGACGAAGCCGGGTGGCGGCACTGTGACGCCGCAGTCGGGCGGCGGCGGTACTGGCAATCCGCCTGAGCCGAAGCCTAACCCGAAGTGAGCTGCAAACTCGCCACCTTCGGCATTCTGTGCCTGCTGTCTATCGCAGTCGCTGCTTGCGCTCGTAATGAGCGCGATTGCGCGGTGAAGGTGGCGAGTGTTTTGACGCTCAACTGGCTTGCGTGCAACATGCCGTGGATCAACGTTGATTGGTCTTATTCTGCCGTCGTGCACGCGTGGGGGCTGCCCGGCAAACAAACGGACGGCTTTGCGCTGTTCGACTTTGTAGCTATGGTAACGGTTGCTTATATTGGCTGGGATGTCTGGTGGTCTGCAATCATCTGGTCTGTGTCTTTTATCCAGTTGACGATGCATGCGGTCGCTTGGGCAAACGGCCTTCAATATGCGGATTATGCGCCTGTACTTGACGCCGCGCTGGCAGTTCAGATCGCGGCCATCTTTGTGGTTGGAGGTCCGGGCTGTGCCGATCTTGTATTTCGCTGCGGGCGCTTTTGTCGTCTGGTGTTTGATTCCGCATACCGTCATGCGCCTTCTAAAAAGGCGGCGTCGTGATTGAACAACAGGATCTGCGCCATGTGTGGTTCGTCATGTCCGCTCTAGCAGGCTCTGTGACTGCCCTGGCGCAGATGAAGTACAAAGAGATGACGTGGGTTGATATCGCCTTCACGTTATTCACTGGCTTCGGATTTGCTGTTTTCTTCATGCCTTGGGTGGCGCACTCAATCATTCGGATTTCCGAGACTGACGAGCGCGCGACCAACGCCATGATCTACATCGGCGGGACCGGGTGGAACATCCTGCTTCCGCTCGCCATTCAAAAGGTCAAGGGCTTGCTTGGCGGGAAGGACCCCGCATGAACCACTTCAACGAGATCAACGCCGTCTGCCGGGTCATTCTGACCTGCCTCGTGGTCTATAAGATTACGCAGTTTCGCGACATGGCGAACGCTATGGAGCGGTTCGGCTTGGGCATGATGGGGTCCGGTTCATTCCTGACGGTGCCAGTAATCCTGTACAAGAATCAGAACCCGTTCGAGGGCTGGGCCGTCACCATCCTTACTGTTGGCGCGATTCTGCTGTTGATCGGTCGGACCTATCGTGACCACAAGCACTGGCGGGCCAACCGTCGCCAGCAGCGCTTGGCGGCGCAATATCTGGAAGCGAGGCAAAAGCGATGACCCCCGACCAGATCAAAACATGGCAGCGTAACCTAGGAGTAGCAGATGACGGCATAGTTGGCCGCGGCAGCCTGCGCGCATGGTTTGCCCGTTTCGGTGCTGACGTACCCCGCTCGCTGGAATTGGCGCTGTCGGCTAACACGCACTTCCGAACCTATGGCATCCTCGATACGCCGCTGCGCATGGCGCATTTCATGGCGCAGGTGGCGCACGAGAGCGGGGGCTTCCGCTACATGGAAGAGATCGCCAGCGGGCAGGCATATGAGGGCCGCAAGGATCTCGGCAATGTGCAGGCTGGCGATGGCAAGCGCTACAAGGGGCGCGGCCCTATCCAGTTGACTGGACGAGCCAACTACCGCCTGTTCGGCCGGGCCCTCGGCATTGATTTCGAGGAGCACCCAGAAATTGTCGCATATCCGTCTGTCGGGCTAATGGCGGGCTGCCACTTCTGGCAAATGCGCGGCCTCAACGAGTTGGCGGATGCTGACGACGTGGTGGCAATCACCAAGCGCGTAAATGGCGGTACGAATGGCCTTGCTGAGCGCAAAGCGTATTTGGCCAAAGGAAAAGGGCTCTTTGCATGACCCCCACATCCTCCATCCCCAATCTGAGGATTGTCGTCGGCATGTGCCTCGCCGCGATTGCTGGATACGCTTTGTTTAGCATCTACGCCGTGGTTGTGCTAAAGGATGCAACGATGACCGGCGATATCGTCGGCACGTGGAAGTCGTTTGCAGTGCTGGCGTTTGGTTTCTGGCTTGGGTCCAGCTCGACGGGCAAGATGAAGGCTGATCCTAACCAGCCTAAAGGCACGCCGGCTGATCCTGTATCGGTGGAGCAGGTGCAGTGAAGATCAATCTCGGCAAGCTACTGCGTAGTGCAGTAAAGATCGTTAAGGAAAACCCTGAGCTGGCGCTGGGCGTCGCCGGGGTTATCGCGCCGAAGGTGGTGAAGAAGGTTGCGCCCGTTCTGGTGACGGTGCTGGCAAGCAAGGGGGAAACCGAATGAGCGATATTACCGACACGCTGAGTGCGATGGGCGCCTATCAGGCGGCATCGCCTTCGGACAAGACTGCGCTGGATAACATCATGTTTTCGCGTGGCGGGCGGCAGCGGAATGGGAGTGGCCCGGTTGGTCCGGTCGACATCACGCCGCCAAGCGGCTTCGGTTGGGACTTCACCGCCAACCCTCTGACGGTGACGAAGCAGACCAGCGGCACCTTCACGACCGCGCTTGATCCCAAGTCCAAGGTCAATTCCGCCATTTTCAGCGGGCCGGAATATTACGTGGTTCTTGGCAATGCCAACACTGGCGACGGCCTGACGGAAGCGACTGCGGTCGGCTCCATCGCGGTTGCTCTGAACAAGCTGAACACCAACGCCAGCGCCACGGGCGGGCGCATCCGCATCAAGGGCGGGGTTGGTAACAACCTGTACGACCTGATGAACGGCGTGAGCGACAGTGGCGCCGCCAACGGGCTTGCAGGCATCCGGCCTACCAAGCACACCGGATTTATTGGCTACGGTTCTGCTCGCCCGGTTACAGGCCCTGTGCGTCTGGCGCTTACCTATACCTCGCAAGGCGATGGCTCGTATACCGCCTCGCGCAACAACGTCGCTCGCGTACTGGATCTTCTCAACACGAATGCGGCCGGCGATTTCCTCGACATCGTTGAGCGGGCCGATGAAGCGACGGTGGTTTCGTCAAACGGCTTCTTTGTCACGTCGGGCACCGACACTAACCCGAACCGGCTGCGCATCAAACGTCCCGATGGCGCTCCGGTGACCGATACGAACACGCAGGTCATCCTGCTCACGGACGCGATGAATATCGGCGGCAACAACGTCGATATCTACGTTGAGAATATGGAATTGCGCGGCGGCATCACCGGCGGCTTCAACGCCAATACCGGCGGCACGCGCAATATGGTGCTGGTCGACGTGGCGTCGAAATATTCGGGCAAGCAGGGCGTCGGCGGCAACGCTTTCGCTTTCTCGACCATCACAGGCTTCGTCGGGCTGTGGCGCTGCGAAGGCGTGCGGTCGGCGCAGGATGCCATCTCCACCACCGGTACCTTCTCGATCCTCACCGTCGACTGCAAGGGCCGCGATTGCGGCATGGCTGGCTCGACTTCGAACAACGGCCTGACCCAGCACATCAGCATGATCGGTATTGACCTCAACGGTGAGTATTTCCGCAATTCGGGGGGCAACCTGCGCAACATCGGCGACACGCAGGTCTGGGCACTGGGCACCTACGCTCACGACGATCGCGGCGACAAGATCTTCGGTGGGCCACTCGATCCGTGCGACTTCAACCTCGGCGGCAACGCGAAGGGTTGGTTCCATGACATTCGCGCAGCAGGCTCGACCATCTCGCTTGCCACCGACGCCAGCACGGTCACCAATCTGCGCAATGCGACGCTTCCGAACCAGAAGCTGACCAACGGCACCGTCAACAACTACTGATAAGGGAGGACAACAGATGCGCACCCTCGCCGTCCTCCCCAACTGGCAGGAGAGCCCCGCGGATAACTTCGCGGCGGCTTTCCCGTCGACCGGCATGGTGGGGATCAATCTCGATCAGCGGAGTCCTGCGCAGCTTCGTGACTGCATCATCCCGTGGCAGGGCGCGCCGGCGGGAACGCTGGCGTGGGCGGCGCAGATCGGCCGCGACATCTACGCCAAGGGCCGCGATGTTCTGTGGACGGTGCCGTTCCCCGGCGCGAAGCAGATGGAGGCGGTGAACCGCGGCGACTTCGATGACCTTTACATCGGCATCGCATACCAGATGAAGGCAGCCGCGGACGCCGGTCGTTGGAAGGGCGATATCTGGATGCGCCTGTTCCATGAATTCAACCTCTGGGACAACACGGAAAACCGTGCGCTGGACGCTGCGGGGAAGCCATCCGCTGACCTCTACAAGCGCTGCTTCCGCCGGATCGCCGGGCTGATGCGCAACACGATCGCCTTCACCGGCCGCAGGCTCAAGGTCGCTTTTTCGCCCAGCATCGAGCGCAACGTCGTGGTCGACTGGGAAGCCGCCTATCCCGGCGGCACCTGCGTGGATGCGATCACGCCCGACCTCTACATGTGCCTCAACTTCGGCCACACTCCGGGAGTCTACACGCAGGGTTGGTTCCGTGAGCCGCTATTGCGGATGCGCGCCTTCGCCGAGAGCAAGAACATGCCGTTCGGCTACAGCGAGATCGGCGTCGACAGCGATACCATGGCGGCTGACATCGACATGGCGCTGGCCGACGTGAAGGCGTGCCGCACCGGCTGGATGTTCATCCAGTGGTGGAATGACTGGCAGGTCGTTGACTGCCGCGTCACGGAGGGGCGGCTGCCGGCGATTGCCGCGGTATTACGAAAGCACTTCGCATGAACCGTATCCTGCTCGCCTCAACTGCACTGGTCGCTGCGTTCATCGCGGCGCCGGCATCCGCGCAAATTGACAAGGGCTGCTACAACTACAGCGGCCAGAACGTGTGGACGGCCAAGAGCGTCGACAAGCTGCGCGCGGACATTGAGTGCTTCAAGGGCGCGAAGGATAAGGCGGATATCAGCATCGCGAACCGCGAGAAGCGAATCGTGCAGCTAACCCCGGTAACGATCGGCGACGTGGTTGAGCCCGAGCTGGGCGCGAACCTCGACAAGATCCCTGCGATCGTCGCGCCAAACTACGACCGCGCCAGCCTGATCGGCAAGGCCGACCTGCCCGTCACCGCCGCCCCCGACAACGTCGGCGCATTCCGCTTCATCTGCGAGCCGGGGCAGCTCAGCTATGACGACCCGGTCGTGTTTCCCGGCCAGCCGGGCAAGAGCCACCTGCATCAGTGGTACGGCAACACGCTCGCGAACGGAAAGAGCACCTACAACAGCCTGCGCACGACCGGCGAAAGTACCTGCGTCAATATCCTGAACCGATCGGCTTACTGGATGCCGGCGATGCTCGACGGCACGGGTTATGTCGTGCGGCCGGACTTCATCTCGATCTATTACAAGCGACTGCCCGAGAACTCGCCGCTCTGCACGGTTCAAGGCAAGGCGTGTGTGCCGCTTCCCCGCGGTCTTCGTTACGTGTTCGGCTACAACATGATGGGCGATAACCCGCTGCGGCACGGGTATTTCAACTGTCAGGGGCCGACTGCAAAGCCGGGCTCGTATCCGCTGCTGGGGGACGCCGCGCCAAATTGCGGGCCGGGCAACCAGCTTGGCGCCGTGATCGCAGCGCCCGAGTGCTGGGACGGCATCCACCTCGATAGCCCCGATCACCGTTCGCACATGGGCTATCCGAAGTGGAACGACCGCGGTCAGCTCAAGTGCGATGACGATCACCCATACATCGTCCCGACCTTCACGCTGGGTGCTTGGTACGACACTGGCGCCGCGCAGACCGGAGCGCCCGGCTCGGTCAGCACATGGTCGCTGTCGTCGGACAGCATGAACATGGACGGCAAGATGGTGCAGATGCCGGCCGGCACGACATTCCACGCCGATTGGTTCGGCGCATGGGACGACGAGGCGATGGCGGCATGGATGGCCGGCTGTATCAACGCGCTCAAGTCCTGCAACGACGGCAACTTCGGCAATGGTAATGCAATGCGCCAGATCAACCAGCGCCGGTTCAAGGCTGAGCCGCGAACGGTGCCTATTCCAGTCCGCCCCGCCATGTAGGCGGGAGGGGTAAGAGAGGGGGTCATTCGAACTCCGCGATCGGGATGCCGGCCGCCTTTGCCCGTCGCACCATGTCAGCGGTCCCCCGGCCACCAGCGAAGGCAAACACCATCGTCGGCTTGCCTTCGTCCAGCATCTGTTGATTGCGGATCGGTCCGGCGGCGCGGCCGTGCCTCTTCCAGTCGGCGGGGAAATTTTCACACCGGACATTCCGACTATGGCACCACAGCCGCGCAAGCCGATCAGCGCCGTCCGCACCGCCTTGGATGATCGTATAGATGCGCGACTGTTCGGCTTGCACGTCGAGCGCGCCGAAGAGCATGGCCTGATCGCTGTATTCGCGACCGCCACAAACAAGGATACGGTCCATCACCCCACCTCATGATCGTGTTGAGCTGCTCGGGCGCGGAGGTATTCGGCGATCGCGTCAAAGCCGCGCGTGCAAGCACTGATGGCGCTATACCATTCGTCATCGAAGGCAGCGCGCATCGCATCCGTCGATATCTGCTCCAGCTTCTCAGCCAAGCGCACGATCTCCGCAGCGTCAGCGGGCATGGGTGGTGGCCTCCCAGTTGCGGTTGTTGACGGCGCGAATGCGGCCGGCCCGGCGCTCGGCTTGCAGAAGGCGGTCAGCCCCGCGATCTAGCGCCTCGAACGGCACGCCGGCGCGGCTCAGCGCGCCTCGCACGTCCCATGCCTTGAACTGGCCGCGCATGGCCGCGATCCCCGCGTCACGCTGCTCAGCCGTTACGGGAATGCCCGCGACGACGAACGCGATGCTCTCACCCATGACGATCCGTCTCCTTATTGCCGAGGGCGGTGCGGGCATAATCGACAGGTTCGGCTGGAAGCGGAAAGACGACAATTCTACCCGTCTGACGGTCCACCTTGTCCCGTGTACGAATTGACCGGATAGATTGCTTATCGGTCATGTTTCTGCCCCTTATGGTTAAATGCCTCAGCGGCAACTTCCCGAATGCGGTCGTAATTAGCCTGCCAAGACGCATCACCGAGATTACCTTCTGCGATACTACGCAGCGCCTCCTCCAGCACCTTAACCCGCTCCCGCGCATCTTCTGTGGAGGTGGGGCGGCGGTTCCAAGACGATACGAGGTTCTCCTTGCGGCCAAATTCTACATGGCTACTTGCCTGACAGCGCGTGCAGACGATCACATCGCCGCCAGCGTTGTTCGGCTCATTGTCGCCGATGGTGAAGCGCTTTGCCTCACCGCCGCAAAACGGGCACGGCTCCAGCTTATCCACCATGCTTCTCCCCGTTGCCCGCGCCGTGCTGGTGCGGCACTGGCCTGATCCGATGCGGCGTGACACGACCGCAAAACTCGCACGGCGCATCGTAGGGGGCTCCGTACTCGATGCAGTCGAGGCAGAGCGGGCGGGTGCGGTTGAATGCGCGTGCCTCCTCGGCGTGTTCGGTCAGCCGCTTGAACGACGGCCACCATACGAAGATCGTCCATAGGATTGCCGCGATGACCGCGAGGCCGAAAAGCCAAAGGCCCAGCCCGATAGCACCTGCGCCGCTCACGCTCCCTTCCCCCCGTGCTGGTGCGGATCGGTGGCGAGGGCGCGGATGGCAGCGGCCTCAGCTTGAAAAACAGCCCGCATCATCGCCGCAGTCGATTTGTTTGTGGCCACGGCGAAAATCTCTTCGGCTCGCGCATCCATATACGCCGCGCACCGCTCGACCGTAGCCGCGTCCAGCCGCTGCGAGGGGGTGGTGGACAGCTTGTGTCGCAGCGCCATGGCGTCCCACCACGCGTTATGCTGGACAGCGCCGGGCAAGTCGGTCGGGTAGCAATCTACGTCGTGGACCTCAAACGCCAGCACCGGCCAATTGTTAGGCGCGTATTCACCGCGCGCGTCGGTCATCACCACTTGGCAGAACCGGCCAATATCGACCGGGCTATCGGCAACGACGACTGGTGCGGCATCACCTCCGATGAACTGGCGAACCATCGGTCCGACCTGATACGGCTGGGCCAACGGGTGAGTGGTGGCGTCGTTCTGGCTCATGAGCGGCACGACATTGGCCAGCACCCATGGATCAGACGCAATCGCTGTCGTCTCGATATGGATGCTCTGCCCATCATCCCGAACAAGCGCGATGCTGAGTAGCGGGCCGTTATGGCCGTCGAACTCACAGTCGATAAAGTACATCACATCGCCTCTCCCTTCTCGACCGCACCTGTGGGGGCGTTCAGTACGTGGGCAACCGAAACCTTCCCACAAGAGCAAGACGAGATGCGCCCCGGCTCGGACAATACGACAGAATGTTCTGTACACCCACAATTGGAGATTAGTGCAAAAATATCGCGCAAGAGATAATCAAAACATTCAACTACAAAGTCTCTTCGCTCATAATCATTACAATTGTCCGGTGCTTCCCAGTCAGATGCGTCGCGTTTCGTCTCGTAGATGGCTTTGCGCGCCTTAATCGCTGAAACGACGTGCTCAATTGACACCCCCTGCTGCTCTGCTTGCTTGGGTGCGGCGGCGAGCGGGGTGTAGGCGATGATGTCGCCATTGCCGTAGCTGTGATCCCAGCCCAGCTTCCACACCACGCCCGGTTCCGCGTGCTTGATCTCGCCGGAGCGGAACTGCACAGACTTCCCGTCCCAATCCGCAGGTTTCGACCCGCCATTCCACGCCACCATGCCCGCCGGGATAGTCGGCGTCGGGGCGCTTTTTCTGTGGCGCACCGCCGTTAGCCCGCAATGTCGACAGAACAGCTTGTTGTCGTCGGGTTCATATCGATGCCACGCTGATTTCTGAGCCGTCGCGGCAATGGCGCTACGGGCTACCCGTGCGTGAACAGCCGCGCCAGTGCGCGTATGCTGGTCGCTGCCATCTTGCGCCAAAGCTTCTAGCCACTCAGCTACGGTTTCCACCCCATCCTGCGCCGTCGCACCGTCAACGATTTTTTCAGCGTCAGTGCGGGCCGATCCGTTGAGGTCAACCAACTCTGCAACGGCTTCGTCTCGTGTCTGCACATTGCCAGCGCAATACGGGTCGTCCTGCGTCGTCGCACCGGGGGCGGGAGCAATCTTGCGTAGCAGCGCCGAGCAATAATCGCAGACAACGATGCCGTTGCTAACGTTCTCGTTGCCATTCACCCCGCCCTTAGCACCAAGGCAGAACTCGCAATCGTCCACCTCCCCCTGCGCCTGCGATGCGTCCTGATCGCTAGGTGCAGGGATGGCGGATAGGGCTGCGATACGATGGCGGGCGAAGGCTTGAACGACCTCTCCGTCATCATAGTAGCCCGCGAGGACATTCGACTTCCACAGGTCCGAAGCGCCGAAACATAGCGGCACTAGGGTTGCCGCAGCCTCACGATCTTGCTGCGTAATCTGCTCAGACGCGAGCGGGGTTGCGTCGGTCATGCGGACTTCTCCTCGGCCGCGACGAGCCACATGTAGGCTTCGTCAAAGCGATCCATTGAAAGGCGGTATTCGCGGGGCTGTTCGGCCTGTTCACTGGCATCGGCCAAGCGGCGAGCTGCGTAGTCGAACACCTCGCGGAGAGAGGCGTTATCCAGCGGGTGCTCAACAGCCGCCAGCTTAGCCCGTGTCGGCAAGCACTCAGTCGGCCCCATGCCAGCGTCGCGGTTATCCCACGCGTGATCCACAACAGCATCGGATAGCTGCGCACCGGAGCGCTTCGTGACCATCCACGCGTAGGCTGCGAACATGCCCCGCTCAAAATATGCGCGCTCGTAATCGCCCGCGCGCTCTTGGGTTGCGTCGGTCATGGGATGCTCCGTCATGCGGCCATCGAGGGGAGAGTTACCCGACATGGGACACCTCCGGGGCGGGAGGGGTGCCGCGGGCTTTGGCGATGGCGGTGCGGGCGCGATCCCACTTGGCGCACCAGTCGCAGGGGGTTCCGCCCTTCTCCCCGTTGCCGGCATCCTTGTCCCAGATGCCCTTTGCCGCGTGGCTGTGACCCGGCCCCTGCTCACGCTCGCCGTAGTGAGCGATGATGTCGCTAAGAGCCTCCAACAACTCAGGCGCGGCGGCGCTCAGGCGAGCGTTAGCGACAGCCTCCTCAACCGATGCGCCAAACGTCATCAACACCAGCGCGTTCGCCTCGCTGCCATCGTGCGCCTTGCGGAACACGGTACTGGCCCACGGCCGTTCGCGGTCGATCTTTGCGCAGATGGCTTCGTGACCGTCGCCCCAAAGCCCCGGCGTATGCTCGACGGGAGAGGTAGAGGCGTCAGGCGCCATTGCGCCGACACGGGTATTCGGGTTATTGCTGTCGTCAGGCATTGCGACCTCCATCGCTGTGTCGGGGCTGGTTCGTTGGAAGCGGGCCAGCCCTATTTGTTTGTGGGTGTATCACGACGGCCAGAAGGCGACAAGCGCGATCGTCAGCGCAATCACGATGCAGCTGACGATGACACGCTCGGTCCACGACACCGGATACGCATCCTCATCGCAGGGCAGGATCGGCCCGCTGTTGCCGTAGTCGTAGGTGCTGCGGCTGTGCTGGATCGGCTTGGTGAAATAATCGCGGTTCATGCTTTACATTCCTCATAAATCATCAGAATGGCGTGCGCGCGTGGCAAGGCGTCATCACCATACACACGGGCGCACAAGTCGCTGGTTGCGTTGCGGAGCGCTCCGGTAAGGTACGCTGCGTTCCCCAACTGATCGGGCTTGCTAAACTCACGGCGCAGCGTAGCCGCGTAATCTGCGCCAAGTAGAGAAGTCGGATCGCTCATGCTACCTTCCTTTCCAGCTTATCCACCGCTGCCGCCAGATCCTGCGCCGTACAGGCGAGAAACGGCGGCACGCTCACAGGTGCCAAGTCATACTTCCGCACGATCGCGGCGAGGCGGGTTTCGCGCTCGGTGATGGCGGTGAGGATGTCGGCGTGGGTCATGCTGGAACCACGCGGTAGGCGATGATGTCCGCCCCTTCATAGAAATTTACTGGGTGGTCTGCATTTTGGGCATAATGATGCCAATGATAAATGGAGGCCTCGCCGCCATCTCCAATGTGCTGATCGCCATCGCGAAACTTAACATCCACAACGGTCTCGCCATCAACCGGCATATCGCCACCGAACCAATCAACCCACTTACTCATCTCACATCTCCTTCCAGCTTGCCGCTGGGTGTGAGTGGATGAATGCCGGAATGTAGGGTGGGTGTCAACACATTTATTGCGCTTGACGCACATTGTCGCACGCGCCATAAGGCTGACATGGAAACCCGAGAGCAGCTCATGGAGCAGGTGCGCAAGCGCACGTTCGCCGCCAGGATGTCCCTTTATGCCTTGTGCAAGGAAGCGGGCGTATCCGGCACCGTAATCACGCGCTGGATCAAGAGTGCCAACACGCCATCGCTCAAGACGATCGGTAAGTTGGAACGGCAGCTAGACATTATCGAGCAGGAGAGACCAGCATGACGCTAAAAGCAGGAGATTTTGCCTTGTGGACTGGCACTTGGCGTCCTGTGGTGGTGGAAATCACCGCAGTCACTGAAAAGATGGTCCGCCTAAAAGAAGGTGCGCATCGCGAACGCCGGGGCGATAAAGCACATGTGATCGCATACGGCTCCGACAGGCAAAAACTGGATAAGGCTGTTGAAAAGATCGTTTCCGTAACGGCTGAAGCGAACCGCCGTCGTAGTGCCGCCGGTCAATACGAGCGCGACGAAATCGCACGCATCGCTAAGGAGGCAATGGCATGACCGACTTCCAACAGGAATGCATCGTCTACGCCATGGTGGCGACACTGATCCTGGTGGCGCTGGTGGCAACGCTGTGCCGCTATGCGCCTTACGGCGATCAGGACGAGGACAGAGGTTTTTTCTATGTTGAACCGCTGGGAGGGGATCATGACTAACCGCCCCACCCCCGAATACCTCATCGAAACCATGACCCAGTACGCCGCGGAAGTCGGCTATCAGATCCTGCGTCGTGAAGGCTATGATATCGGCCGCAACGAATGCCAGCGCGTCCGCAACCAGCTCATCCAGCAAGGCGTCGTCAAGTCGCGGTTCTGGAATGAGGAGCGCATCAATCAGGTGCGCGCGCTGATAGGAGAAGGGAAGACCGGTATTGAAATTGCCAAAATTGTGGGCGCTTCAACCACTTCCCTCTACGATCTGCTCCATCGGCAGCGGATGATCGTCAGCAAGCCGAATCTCCCCCCGCCACCGCGGGAAGAGTTTGAGGCATTCTGGCTGGCTTCCAACAACGTGGCAACCGCCGAGCATTACAACGTCGGCAAAAAGCTGGTTGCCCGCTGGGTGCGGCATTATGGCCTGAAGCGCCCGAAGCGTGAGAAGAAGCCGCGCATTCGCCCCAGCCAGGCCAAGCGCAAGTTTGGTGTCACTTATACTCCCGTGGCCATCACTGCCCCCACTGAAACCGGCCCGCTTGCAGACGCCGCGCGCTACCTGCGCCAGCAGGGCTATGCAAACGTCTATCGGCGAGGGCGGGATGAGTGGCAGGTGGGGTCGCGTGTCATGTCTGAGAAGGACATGCTGGCACGGGTGGATGAGATGAAGGCGCGGCGGGAAAGGATGCGGGCGTGAGCAGGGTTTTGGCATGGGTCGATGGCGTTAACAGCGCCGTGATGACCAAAATGGCGTTGGCTGAAAATCCAGACGTTATCCCTGTTCACTGCGACTTGGGCGATAGTGTCCACGAGGACAGCCACCGATTTATCAATGATTTAGAGGGATGGTATGGCAAGCCGATCGTTCGTATCCGTAGCGAGGAATATGCGACGATTGACGAGGTATTCGAAAAGCGCCGCTACCTGTCAGGCATGAACGGCGCGCCTTGCACCGGCGCCATGAAGATCGTTCCTCGGCTCAACTACCAGTTGCCAAGCGATACCCACCTATGGGGTTATACCGCCGACAAGCTGGACGCTAAGCGTTTCACTCGAATGCAGGCGGATCATCCGTTGCTGTTGCAGCGCGCACCGCTTGTCGAGCTGGGTATGACCAAGAAAGGCACTCATGCCTACCTTGCGGATCACGGTATTCGTCGCCCGTATGTGTACGAAGTCGGCATGCCAAATGGCAACTGCTTGGGTTGCGTGAAGTCGTCCAGCCCGAGTTATTGGGCGCTCATCCGCAAAGAATTCCCTGAAGCATTTGAGCGTCGCAACGAACAGGCCCGGCGGTTTGGCGCACGGCTGGTCATTCTCGGCCGCGAAAAAGGCGAGGATGGCAAGGTGCGGAATGTCCGCGGCTTTCCTGATGAGGTGCCTACCGATCAGTCCACCGTCGTTCGCGGTGCTGAATTTGGCGGATGTGGCTTCCACTGTCAGGCGGAGTTGGCACTATGACCCTCTTTCAGCGCATAGAAGCCCTGATCGAGCGCATGGCGACCACAAGCTGGTGCGATACCAGCCACCATGCCGAAGCGCGGGAGATTTGGGCGTTGTTGAAAGGAGAGAAGGATGCTCGGTAATATGTGTCGGACGTTTTTGCGGGGGTTTTCGTGGACCCTCGGCAGGCTGGTTGCGCAGACGTTGTTTAGGCGCTAGAAGGGGCGCGCATCTCTCATGTTGATCAACTAACCCTAGCCTAACCGCTAGGGTTTTCTTTTGCCCTCAGTTCAGCGCGCATAGGCCATAGCCGCGCAATCTCTTCCTCGACATAAGGGCGCATCCGTGGCGGCGCCTGATCCAGCCTTTCTTGTCGCTCCTCCCTAGACCCCATCAGCACAATCCCCAGCGCCGCACGATGCACGAAAAACGAGGACCAGCTTCGCACTGAAGCCGGCACCTCGTCCATCCCCTTTCGGCCTTCCAGAAGCTCAGCAAGCCACCAAGAAACAGGCCTTACGATGCCTTCTGCGTCTCGACCCAATCTATGTAAGCCGCCCATGCGCCGATCGCTCCCAATGCTACGCACGCAAAAGCTCCCGCTTTATGCGCTGCCTCTAAGTATGCCAACTGACCCGGCTGCCACGATGATAGTGTATGGTCACGGCGCTTGATCTCCATGACCAAAGATGGCGCCCCAGGAATGATAACATCGCTTGCCCCCGGCGTCATGCCCTCGGCGGCGTGTTTCATGACGGTGGAGAATTGGCCTTTCTCTTTTAAGCCCTCATTCCGAGGATGCAGTGCCAACCGACCCCAATCGTCCGGATATTCCTTGCGGATGCGATTGAACAGCGACACCTGTTCAACATCCTCCTTGGGGCAGGCGCCTCGATAATTCTGGTCGCCATAGACCATCAGCCACGAGGGGAATTTCATGCGGCTAGTTCCTCCGGGGTGTCTGCGGGTTCGTTGAAGGCCAAGATTCTGTAGAAGCTGGATCCTGTTTCCTTGATGTACGAGATCGTCTCGGGCGTTCCGTGGCGGGTCGCCTCATCAAACCGCGCCCAATCCCTCTGCCCTTTAGCAAAGGTGGCGTTTGGCTGGTGCCACGTCGAGAACGTCCGGTATGGCGTCACCCAATCGGCTCGTACCGTAGCATTGCCCTTTTGCGATACGGAGTCTTTCAGCGTCATGGAAAGCACGGCATCCGTCTGTGGCTGATGCGGGTCTTTCTTCATGGCCTGAAATTCGGCCTTCAGCTTTTCATTGGGGTCGACCAGCTCTGCCTTGCATTCCACGCAGTAGCGCGCAGCAATGTCATTAGCGGCACCGCACGCCTCACAATCTTTACTAGTCCATCGGTAGTTGCAGCGCTCGTGCTTTCCATCGTTATCCTGCAAGCGAATCATGCCAAAGCACCGCCGACCGTAGTGAGCGGGCATAGGGCCATATTCGGTTTCTACACGCGCCCCCCATACGTCGACGCAATAGCCATGCTTGTCGACCTCGTAGCCTTCGGCATCTTTGTGGCGCGTGAAATCATTCTCATAGCCGCAGGCTGAACACTCTGCCTTTACCTCTCCGCCGCCTTCCTTGGCGCCCTTTGCTTTTACGATCGGTGCAAACAGATCGCCGTCAGGGCAATGTTCTTCGATGTTGCCGGCATAGTCCATAACGCGGACTTCCTGCTTTTCAGGATGCTTACGAAGGCCGCGGCCAATGATCTGTTGCAGCAGCCCGACACTTTCCGTTTTGCGAAGGATGGCAATTGTGTCGACGTGCGCGCAGTCCCAGCCGGTAGTAAGGACACCGACGTTGACAAGGTATTTCAACTGTCGGGATTCAAAGCGTTTTAGTATCGTCTCGCGGTTGGCCGTGCCCCCGGTTATCAGCGCCGACATCGTCGGCGGCAGCGAAGCTAGTATCTCCTCGCCATGCTGCACGGTGGCGGCAAAAAACACGACGCCCATCGCCTCTCTGGAGCGCGACACGACATCCGCGACAATGCTGGCAGTCTTGCGACCATGCCCAACAAATGCCTGATCGACCGCGCTGGCGGCAAAATGGCCATTCCGCTGTAGTTGAAGGCCAGACGTGTCATAAGCCTCGGTGCCGGTAGCGGCGATAACGGGCTGAGTAAGATAGCCCTGCTTGATGAGATCTGGTGCCTCTATACGATATACGCATTTCAGGAAGTACGGATCACGGCAAGTATCATCCGAATTGGCTTTCCCGTTCGGGCCGATGCGGTAGATGTATCCCGACCCCAGCCGGAAAGGCGTGGCGGTGGTTCCGATCACGCGCAAACGCGGATTCGCTTTCTGCATCGCCTCGATAATGCCGCGGATCGTCGGGGTGATGCCGTGTGCTTCGTCTATGACGACGGCGCAGTAGTCATCAAGGAATCGCGAGATGCTGCGCGACACGGTGCCGGGGGTGCCGAAGACGACAGGATGCCGCGTGGACTTGGCCCCGGCGCTGGCACTGAAGATGCTGCACGGCGCGCCCAGCGCTTTATACTTGGCGGCATTCTGCAACACCAGCTCGCGCTGCGGCGCCAAGCACAGCACCTTTTTTCCCGCGCTTATCTCATGCAGCCATTCGGCGATGTATGCGATCAGCAGCGACTTGCCGGCACCCGTGGCGGCTTCGATCAAGATAGGATCGACGCCTTGGCGCAGTTCGGCTTTGGCGGCGTCGATGGCTTCTTGCTGGTAGGGGCGTGGCGTAAACATCAGGACAACCGCCAATGCGACGACGGCTTACCTCGATACGGCTCCACGTCCGCCCCAGGGCACAGCGTCTTCAGCGCCTTGGCATAGGATACCGAGCCTTCTTTCTCTACCTTCGTCAGCTTGCGGCCGGCGAACAGCGCATCCGTGTCACCCGCTAGAACAACCATCTCCTTCAGCAGATCAGCCTTGCGCTCGGTGGCGCGCTCGATCGCTTCCGAAAGCTCATCCCATTCCGTCACCATCTTGTGGGCTTGGGGGGTGTCAACCTCCCGGCGCAGCGCGGCCAGATGCTCGTCGCGGTTTTCCTGCATCTCGTACAGGAATTCGGCGTAGAACTGGCGTAGGGCGGGGATGTTGTCGTTCTGCCACGCAAGGTCGGTCGTGACCATCGAGCCGCTTTGCCCGTAGGGCGTCCACTGCTCGAAGTGCCACGTATCGCGGCCCGTAACCCACATTGAAAACTGGACTTGATCGTAATAGTGCGGCTGCTCGGCTAGCGATTTGAACACGGGCGCAGGGTCATTGCGAATGCCGTAGGGGCATTTCGTTTCAATCCCGGCGTTATCAGCAATCAGGCCGTCAGGTGAGCATCCAGCCCAATCATCGCGCGAGATGAAACCTGCCTTTTCGACCACCAGCGCCGTGCGGTCCTCAAATTCACCAATTGCCATCGGTTCCATGGCCGTGCCCCACTCGGTGGCGGCATTGCCTTTAAATTCGCGCTCTGCACCGCAGGCGTCGCGGACCATCGAGCGCATTGCTTGCGCGCGAGTCATGTAGGGGGAATGGTTGAGAATGGCGCCAACTAGGGATGCCGTGACGCGGCCCTTGCGGGCTTCAAACCATGCCTCTGAACGCTGTTCCATATTTCTCTCCACTATTTATCCTCGCCCTGCCCAAAGGCAGGGTCCGGTAACGAGTGGATCAGAAGGGCACGTCGTCGTCCAAGTCGTCATCAAAGGCAGCCTTAGTCTGTGGCTTCTTAGCCGGTGCCGCTTCGCTGATCGGCTTGGTTTTGTCGCTAACCGCGGATACCCAGTTGCCCGACATCGGCCCGTTGTCGCCCTGCATGGCCCACACTCCCAGGCGCAGAACCATCTGCTTATTGATGAGCGCCACGGCCAACTGGTCGTCGCTGGGCTTGCCGGCGCTCTTGCCCAGCTTTCCTCCTGCGTTGTGGTCGATCGCGCCGAACATCCGTAGCTGCTTGTCGCGGTACTTCACCGGATCTTTCTGGTTCGGCTTTTCGTCGCTGATCCACAGCTTGTGGAAGATCTTGCGGCCCTGATACGCCGCCGGCTTTAGCACGTTCCATCGGATCGACAGGTATTCGTTACCCTGTTTATCCTCAGCCCACTTCGCTTCGTCTGGCATGGCCAGAACCGACGTGCCATCGGGGATCGGTTCCATCGAACCGCCAGCATCAAACTCGCTGTCGCCGCTGATGGCACTGCTGCCATCGCTCATGTTCCAGAACGACATTTCTTACTTCTCCTCTGCAAAATCGTTGGCGTCGACGGTTTCGGCCTCAACCTCAGGCTCCTTGCGCGGACGCTTCTTGGCCGCCGGCTTCAGGCCGATCCAATCGGCAAGTGGGTTCACACCCTTCTCTACGGCGAGGTCGTCGGTGATGCCGTAGCGGTTCTTGCTAGCGCTAGCGGGCGTCAAGTACGTCACCAATACGCGGTCACCGGTGGTAATCGCACGCCCCGGCTTCGCCGCTCGGTCGCTCTTAGCTTCTACGGCCCCGCGGACGATGCGCTCTTGCTTCAAGAAGCCCACGCAGTCGACCGAGTCTAGGTAGGGAGCCATAGATTTCTTGGGCAGCCGCAACGTGTAGGTGCTGTACGGATCACCATCGGGCGGCGTTACATCCGCGATCTCGGCGTGCGCCAAAAAGATGATGTTCATTCCGCGCTGTTTGCGCAGCGCCTCAGCGGCACGGCGGACACGCATGTGCATGGCCGTTACCATGCTGGCGCCGTTGCCGTAACCTCCGTGCGATTGATTCAGGCCGCGCGCATTGGGATCTGCGGCAAGCACGTCCTGCGTAAACATGCTGTCCAGCCCAGTGCAGGTGTCGAACGCCAGCGTCTGAAACTGGTGTTCTTCCCGCAGCAGCGCTTTGAGCGCTTCCCATAGATCATCGCTGGTGGTGATCTCCAGCGTCGTTGGGGTTTGTTCGTCAGGGATGTCATGCGGTGGCTTCTCGCCCTGCGTGCGGATCATGAAAACACCGGGGAAGGTACATGCCAGACTGGTTTTGCCGGTGCCTTGTACGCCGACGATTGTGCCAACGAATGGTTCGCGTTCGGGCTTCGCTGCCCTTTCAAGGATGCTCATACTGTTTCCTTTCTGCCTTCTGCGTCATTGACAATGCGGCTCTATAGGAACATTGTCAAGCGTGCTTTTTCAAGAAAGGTTGAATGATGACGATGGACGAAGCGGTGGCGCTGTTCGGGAGCAAGCGCAAGCTGGCTGAGGCTTTGGGGATAACCGAGCAAGCGGTCTATCAGTGGGGCGATAAGGTGCCGGACCTGCGCGTGTATCAAATCAGAGAAAAGATTCCGCAGGAGCGCGCGTAATGGCCTCAGTAATACAGCTGCGCCCTAAGATTGGGCGGATGATCTATCGTGACTTCATGGATGCCGGTTATCGCATTTTCCCGATCTACCGTTTTTTCAGCAACGGGCGCTGTGAGTGCGGGCATGATGATTGCGAAGCTGTATCCAAGCACCCTCGCGCATCCAACTGGCAGCACACGCCCGCATGGGATGATGAGCAGCTTGGTTCTATGGAAGAATATGGTCACCTAGATACCGGCTATGGCGTGCTGTGCCGCGGGCTGTTGGTGGTCGACGTTGACGCGCGCAACGGCGGTATCGAAAGCTATCGCAAGCTGCTGGAGCTGATACCGGAGATTGCGGGCGCTGGTCTTGCCGTCCAAACCGGCTCGGGCGGTGGATCGCAACACCTGTATTTCACCGCCCCCGCCGACGTGGCGATGGTCACGCATCTTGCCGAATACCCAGGAATCGATTTCAAGTCGTCAGGCTATGTCGTTGGGCCGGGTTCGGCACATAAATCAGGCGGCATCTACACCGCAGACGGTTCGCCGGATGAGATCGGCCCTGCGCCGGAATCGCTCATCAATCTGCTTCGACGCCCAGAGCGTCACCGTGCCGACTTCAACGGCCACGCGATCGACATCGGCCACGAAGATCTGGCGGACATCCTCGCGCATATCAATAACAACGACCTGGTCTATGACGAGTGGATTTCAGTGGGCATGGCGCTGCACCACGCTACGCAGGGCACCGGCTATCAGCTTTGGGTTGATTGGTCAGCAACTTCGCCCAAGCACGACGAGCGCAAGATGCCTTACAAGTGGCACAGCTTCGGACGATCGGCCAACCCCGTTACGCTTGGGACGCTGATCCACCATGCCGAACAGGGCGGGTGGCAGATGCCGGTCACGTTCGTGCCGGATCAGAAGTTTCACGAGGAACCAGAACAGGCGCCGAACGGCTTACCGTTCGATATTTCAGGCATCGACCTGACCGCGCCTCCTGGCTTTGTCGGGGAAGTTGCCAGGTGGATCGAAAACCAGTCGTTCCGCCCCCGCAAGCATTTGGCAGTCGCTGGCGCGCTAACGACGATCGGCAACATCGCTGGCCTGCGCTACATTGACGACCTTTCTGGCGTCACTTCCAACCTGTTCTGTTTCTGTGTGGCCGGCGCGCGGACTGGCAAGGAAAGCATCCAGCAAGCCATGGCGCAGCTTCACAGAGCGGCGGGGTTAGCTGCCGCCATGCACGGCTCAATTAAGTCCGAGCAGGAGATTATGCGCAACCTTACCCGGCATCAGGCATCGTTTTACATCGTGGACGAGCTGGGAATTTTGCTGGGCAAGATCCGCAATGCCCAACAGAAAGGCGGCGCGCTTTACCTCGACGGGGTGCTTGGCGTGCTGATGTCGGCGTATTCCAAAGCGAATGGCTACATGCTGCTGACTGGCGATGCCAAGGAAGCGGTCAGAGCTGACCTGCTGAAAGAGCTATCGCAATGGCTGTCCAAGCAGGACAAAGATCCGAAGCCGGCCGGCGAAAAGCGCATCGCGTCGATCGAAGCCGCGCTCAATACACTGGACCGCGGCCTAGAAAAGCCGTTTCTGTCGCTGATTGGGTTTACCACGCCGGTGACATTTGATGGACTGGTAGATTACGAGAATGCCACCAATGGCTTTATCGGTCGGTCGCTGATCTTCAACGAGCGCGAAACGGTTCCATTAGCCAAGCGGGGCTTTAAGCCCGAGCCGATGCCGGACAATATGGCGCTGTTCATGGCCGCACTGTTCAACGATGGCGAGTATGATGCGCAGGCGCTGGCGCGAGTCGAAAGCCGGGACGATCGCATCGTGGTGCCAACCACGCAGAAAGCCGCTGAGATGCTCGACAAAGTATCCCAGTGGATGGAAGGCATGGCAGAGGCGCAGAAGGCCACTACGTCTCTGGAAGCGCTGTATCTGGGCGCCTACGAGCTTGTGTCAAAGGTGTCGCTGATCCTTGCTATCCCAGACCGCTTGCGGGGTGAGGAACACGTCCGGTGGGCGTTTGCGCTGATCCGCCGGGACATCGAGGAAAAGGCTCGGATGGTTATCGGCAACGACAGTGTGAAGCACGCACCGAAGTCCGCGTTGCACGCCAAGATCCTCAATCTGACCGCGGACCAGGGCGAAACCGAGGGCGTCATTCTCAACCGCCTGACGCGCACATTCAAGAAAGAGGACGTGCTGGCCGGGCTTGAGGCGCTGGTGAAGGCCGGGTCGCTGAAGCGCGAAGATCGGGTTCATAAGGTGAACAAAAAGGTCACAAACGTTTACAGGCATCCGTAGGATACGCAGGATAATCATTGCCTATGCGCAAAAAATGGCGGTTTTCCGGGCAGCGGCGTAGAATAATAGCTTACCCCGGTAGAGACACAGATATAGAGAGATTTAAGGCTATTAGAGTACCCCTGATTACCTGATACTCGTTTGAGAGAGAGATTTTAGGTATAGGTATAGGTATTCTAAGGTATTCTATTATCCTTAAGGATTTCTGCGGGTTTGAAGAATATCAGGATTGATAATCTGTCATATCGAACGAAGGGGTTGACGCTGCCGACAAAATGGACGATAAAACTATCGTCATATGGAGTTTTGACAATGTACCACGTTGAGGCCATCAAGCCGTCTGTGATTGGTGAGATAGGCAAGATGCGCGGCCCCGGCGTAAAATGCGCCGAGCGTCTCGCGATTGAAGCCTTGGAGCCTGGTAAGATGGTCCGCATTCCCAAGGGTGCGGTAAAGCAGGGCTCAATCAGCGCATGGGCTGTTTTTGTCAGCAACCAGAAGGGGCATAAGGTGCGGATCAAATCGGCTGGCGATGAATGGATTGCCTACGTCGAAGCCCGCAAAGCGCTGGGAGATGTGGGGTGAGCATGATCGAAGCATTTGCGCGGGCGATCTGCGCTGCTGAGGGCATTGATCCCGATGAACGGGTTATTCTTGGCCCAACTATCTTCATGATGACAATGGATGCGGAGTGGGACAACTCCACGGATGGCGGCGCGCAGTGGGAGCAGTGGATTCCGCATGCTGAAGCGGTCGTGACCGTTGCAGCGTCCAAGCCTTGGGAGAATGTCGCATGACCCAGCCAATTCATCCGATGCTGGAGCGCGTGGCCTCTAAGATTATGGAGGCCCGCGACGGGAAGCCGTGCAAGGTCAAGGATTGGTATTGTGAAGAGCAAGAAAATCCACACGTTGCCAAGGCACTCCGACAGGCCCGCGCCGCAGTCCAGGCGCTGATGGAGCCGGATAACTCACAGGTGCTTGAGGGCAACGTGGTTCTATATGATCATCTGACCGTTGACGCGCACGATCTTCCCGAGTTGGATGACGGCGCAGCTGCTGCCACATTCCAAGCCATGCTCCGGCCGCTCGTTGAGGGAGAGGGGGAATGAGTGAGGTTGTCGAATGGGCTTCGGGCGAGGCATCGCTTACCCTCGACAATGGCGAAACCATTGATGTTGTCGACGGCGATCTGTTTTTGGTCGAGGAAGATTCGGCAACCGGGGGATTGCGTTTTATCGAGCGATTGGAGGGAAGCGCATGACCCCCTCCCCGACAACGCCGACAAAGCCACCACAGCCGCGTGGATGGGAGATGACCATGCGTAAGATCCTAGCAATGGTTATTATCGTCGCTTTTGCGGCATGGGTCAGCGCTCCAATTTTCATGTCGATGACGCCCGATGAGTTTCTTGCGGGGCTGAGATTCGTAGCCATCTTTTTAATTGTTGCGGGGGCATTCATCGAGCTTTCCAAGCCAGATCCTAAGCCCCGCCAACCCGTCCCCGGCGTCTATCGCGATGGGCAGGGGCAATGAGCGTCAAGTGGCACAAGCCTCGCGTCCATCCGAATGGCGATGGTGAAATAACGATGGTTGCTGAAGGTGCTGGGTACGTAATGGCAAGGCGCAAAGGCGCTATGCCGTTCGTTCTGACGGCGAGAGAGTGGAAAGACCTTACCCTAGCCCCTCACAGCCCCGCACAGCGCGATCTTGCGGATCGGGCGGGTAAGGAGTAGATTGAGGGAATGAACGCGCCTGACGGTAAAAATAACGAACAGGAAACGAAGAAGCGTGTTGTCGGTGATGGCACGCCCGGCCCCGGCCGTCCCAAAGGCGTTCCGAACAAGAACACGACGCTGCTGAAGGATGCAATTCTTGCTGCGGCTACACAGGCCGGCGGCAAGGATGGCCTTGTCGGTTATCTGTTTGAGCAGGCCACCAGCAATCCTAACGCTTTCATGCCGCTACTCGGCAAGGTGCTGCCAATGCAGATCACTGGCGAGGACGGCGGGCCGGTGCAGATTACCAAGATCGAGCTGACAGCGGTTAATCCAGAATGAGTACTGTGCAGGTTCAGATGCCTGCAAAGCTATTGCCGGTGTTTGACGGCGAGGCTGATACGCGCGTTGCATATGGCGGACGCGGCTCTGGTAAGACCAGAACATTTGCCAAGATGACAGCCGTACGCGCCCTGATGTGGTCGCAGGCGGGCCGTGAGGGAATTATCCTTTGCGGCCGTCAATTTATGAACAGCCTTGAAGATTCATCGCTGGAGGAAATCAAGGCTGCGATCCGCGAAACTGACTGGCTGTTGCCGTACTTTGACATTGGTGAGAAGTACATTCGCACCAAGGATGGCCGCATTCATTACAGCTTTGCGGGCCTTCAACGCAACATTGACAGCCTGAAGTCGAAGGCTCGCATCTTGCTGGGATGGATTGACGAGGCTGAGACTGTCATTGAAGAGGCGTGGGTCAAGTTAATCCCGACGCTGCGTGATGAGGAAAGCGAGCTATGGGTTACGTACAACCCTGAGCGCGATGACAGCGCCACGCACAAGCGCTTCAGGATGACGAAGAACCCGCGCACTAAGATGGTCGAGATCAACTGGCGCGATAACCCGTGGTTTCCCGAAAAGCTAAACCGTGACCGACTAGCGGACAAAGAAGAACGCCCGCACCTCTACGATCACATCTGGGAAGGTGACTTCATTCGCGTGGTGGAGGGTGCATACTTTGCACCGAACCTCACGAAAGCCCGTGAGGAAGGCCGCATCGGCTTCGTCAGCGAAGACCCTAACCTGATCGTTCGCCTGTTCGCCGACATTGGCGGTACGGGCGCCAAGGCTGACAACTTCGTGTTCTGGGCGGCGCAGTTTGTCGGAACTGAAATCCGCTGGACGAACCATTACGAGCAGCAGGGGCAGCCTGTATCGGCGCATCTGAACTGGATGCGGTCGCAAGGCTACAGCCCCGATCGCTGCAAGATCTGGTTGCCTCACGACGGCGATACGCAGGACAAGGTGTTTGACACGTCCTATCGCAAGGCTCTGGAGGCGGCGGGTTACAATGTCGAGATCGTGCCGAATCAGGGCAAGGGCGCGGCCATGCAGCGTGTCGAGAAGGCGCGGCAACTATTCCCGAGGATGCGGTTTGACGAAGAGAAGTGCGCTGCTGGCCTGAAAGCTATCGGCTGGTATCATGAAAAGCGTGACACGGAGCGTGGAATTGGGTTAGGACCGAACCATGACTGGTCTTCGCACTCGGCTGATGCTTTTGGCACTGGCTGTGTGGCTTACGAAGAACCGCGCAAGGCCGTGAAACTGGACATGGGCCGGCTGACAAGGGGTATTGTGTAACCATGGCCACCCTCCCCATCCTCCCTGACGCCGAGGTCAACGCCTGGATCGATGAACCCGCACCAGAACCCGGCTTCAACGAACAGGAGTTGATCGCCGCGCTCCGTCGCGAGTACGACGCCGCCGAAAGCGAGTGGGAACGGCTATCGGATTTCCACCGGCTCGCGCAGGACTTCTACGAGGCCAAGCCGTTCGGCAACGAGGTCACGGGCCGCAGCCAGATCGTCCTGCCTGATGTGCAGGAAACGATCGACTACATGGCAACGTCGGTGTTGCGGACGTTCGTGTCGGGTGACCGCGTTGTCGAGTTCGAGGCGACCGATGAGGAAGACGAGGCCGGCGCGGATCAGGCTACCGCGGCGATCGGCTTCAACTTCATGCGCCAGCAGGACGGTTTCCGCATCCTGCACGATTGGTGCGTGTCGGGGCTGATGCAGCGGTATGGCGTCGCTAAGACGATGATGGTGACGGAAGAGCGGGTGCGGCGTGACACCATCATGATTAGCGATCCGGTCGAGCTGGAGGGCTTTGATGGCGAGATCGAGGATCAGCAGCAGAATCCGGACGGCACTTACACGCTGTCTATCAAGCAGCAGATCCGCGAAAAGCGCTTCATCGACGTAGCGGTGCCCGCCAGCGAATTCCGTTTCAGCCCCAATGCGCGGCATGAGGATGATTCGGACTATCTCGCGCACTGCCCGGTCAAGACACGCTCCGATCTGGTCGACATGGGGTTCGATCGCGATCAGGTTTATGGTCTGCCGGCCTATACGCGTCTGCCCGGCGATCGTGCCGAGGATGACGATAATAGCTGGGAAAATCCCGAAAGCACGCCCGCGCTGGTCGAGGTGCAGCTTTGCGAGGAATATGCGCGCATCGACATCGATGGTGACGGCATTGCAGAGCGGGTGCGGGTGTTCCGCGTTGAAGGCGAGATCCTGCGCTGGGCGAATGGTGAACCAGCTATCGAGACGGTGGACGAGCAGCCGTTTTCGGTGTTTTGCCCGTTTCCGCGTCCGCATCGGCTGGTGGGCTATTCCTTGGCGGACAAGGTGATGGACATCCAGTTGGCGCGCAGCACGATCGCGCGTCAGTTGTTCGATGGGATGTATTCGGCCAACATGCCGCGGCCGATCGTTTCGGAGCAGGGCGCGTCCGAGAATACGATTGATGACCTGTTGTCGCCGATTGCGGGCGCGCCGATCCGGGTGCGCGATGCTAGCGCGGTGGTGCCGTTCCAGACGGCGTTCGACGTTGGCAAGTCCCTGACGGTACTGGAATGGATCACCGGCGAACGCGAATCGCGGACGGGCATCACGCGGCTCAATCAGGGCTTGGACGCCGACGCGTTGAACAAAACCGCGACCGGCACGGCCATGATGCAGGCGCAGGGCCAGCAGCAAGAAGAGTTCATTGCGCGCAATCTGGCCGAGGCGTTCGCCCGGCTGATGGCGAAGAAATATCGGTTGTGGCGTCGTGAGGGCGAGCCGTTCAAGGCCAAGGTCGATGGCACGTATCAGATGATTGACCCGGCTTCGTGGCCGGAAGAGATCAACGTGACGATCCGTGTCGGGCTGGGTACGGGGTCGAAGGACAAGCGCATTCAGGCTCGCATGGCGTTGGCGCCGATCATGGCTGAGGGCTTTGCGAATGGGCAGGTGAAGCCGGAACATCTGTTCAAGGCTGTCGACGGCTTGGTGCGTGATTTGGGGCTGGGGCAGGGCGACGACTATTGGGTTGATCCCAAGAAAGTCGATCCCACGCAGCAGCAGCCTGAGCAGCCTGACCCCGAGATGCTTGCCATGCAAGCCGAGCAGCAGCGCGAGCAACAGAAGCTGGAGTTTGAGCAGCAGCGGGCGGCGGCGCAGATCGAATTGGAGCGCCAGAAGGCCGCAGCCAATCTGGAGGTGCTACGCGAACGCCATGCGCTGGAAATGGAGCAGAAGCGCGAGCAGGCTGCCATCGACGCGCAGATTGCCCGTGAGCGCGCCGATGATGAGGCGGCTCTTGCCATCTACCGCACCGACAAGGAAGCGGAGGTGAAGCGATATGCGGCGGATGTCGCTGGCAAGCGCGATGATGGTGATATTGGTCAAAACCGAGATGGAGGGCGGTTGGATGCTTAGTTTTTATGGTAGCAATGACTGCTATGTTGAGGTCGAAACGACCAATTTGTTTCATCTAGACATGCAGGGCCGTTCCTTTCAGCGCATTAGCAGGGCCGAGTTGGAGTCGTTTCGCAACGCCATCGACCAAGCCCTCAACACCTCACAGGACGAGATTGATGCTGCGGCTGATGCTTGACCACGCCTGCCCTCACGGCAAAGAAGGCTATTGCCTGGAATGCGTTTACAACAATGCGGGGGAAAAGTGCCTTGAAAAGCAGGAGGGGTGGCGTTGGGGCTTAGCGGTTCGAGACCCTGCTACCGGGAAGGATATGGTGACGCATGACCCTGCTTGACCGCATCCTGGCATACTTCGGCTACGTCCGCGCCGACGCGCCCCGCGAATACGAACGCGTCAGCAACGGCGTTGACGCAATCGCACGCGGGCAGCGGTGGCAGGCGTTCTATGCCGAGGAAGGGGGCTTGGCGGATATGCTGGCCAACCTGCGCCGCGCATATTTCGAGAAAGTCGGTAACACCAAGCCCGGCGATACGAAGACGCTGCTGGTGCTGGGGCTGGCAGACAAGATCGTGCGCGAGGTCGAGCGCGAGGTGCAGACGGTGATCGAGACGGGTAAGATGCGCGCCGCTGAGAGGGATCATGCGGAGCGGGTTACCCGTGTTGGTAGAGTTTAAGGCGCAATCCCGCGCCAGTTAAGGAGCAGTCATGACGGCCCATTCTGACCTTCAGGAAGCCGCCGACAGCCCTGTCGATGATATGGACAGCGCAGCGGCGGCAATCTCCCGTTTCTATGACGATGCGGAGGATATTGACGATCGCGAGCAAAGCGACGATAACAACGAACAACCGGAAGCAGAAAGCCAGTCGGATGACGACGACCTTGATGTAACTGGTGAAGACGAGCAGGAAGACGAACCGGAAACCCCGGCCATCGACGCTCCCGCCAGTCTTACTGCCGAGGAAAAGGCAGCATTTGCCGCTTTGGACCCAAAGTCCCAGCGGTATGTTGCCGATCTGGAAGCCCGCCGGGCAACACAGGTCCAAACGGCCACTACGAAGGCAGCCGAGGCCCAGCGAGTGGCAGAAGCCGCAGCAGCCCGTGCCGACGCACAAGCGCAGGCGAAGTATGCGCAGCAGTTGAAGGCGTTTGGGGACAATCTTGCCCCGCAGGCACCTAACCCTGATCTGGCGTATACGGACCCACAAGCGTTTATCGCCCAGCAAGCACACTATCAGGCTGCAAAGGCCCAGCATGAGGAGTTCATGCAGCAGGTGCAGTCGATTGGCAGCGAAGCGGAAAGCACGATGTCTCAGGCGGAAATTGCTGAGCGTGATCGTGAGTTGATGGCTATTCCCGATGTCGCGAACGAAGCGACCCGCGAGGAATGGTTCAGCAAGGCGATTGGCGAAGGCAAAAAGCTGGGGCTGGATATGAGCCAGATCAATTACGCATCCGCTGGCGAGTTGAAGGCACTGCGAGAGATCGCGTCGCTTAGGGAAAAGGCGGAAAAGTACGATGCCGCCCTATCCCGACAGATGCAGCGTGTACGCGAAGGCAAGAAGGCGACCACGGCGAAGCCCAATGCTGCCCAGCCTAGCAGCAGCGAGGGGCGAGGTGTCAAGGAAGCCAGGCAGCGGGCACGGCAGACCGGCAGCGTCGATGACGCGGCAAGGGCGCTGAGGGCCGCTGGGTTCTAACCCCTTTGTAGTGGAAACAGGAAAATGGCAGTCCCATCCAATACCATCCAGACGATGACCCGAGTGGGCAATCGCGAGGATCTGAGCGACATCATCAGCAACATCAGCCCGACCGAAACTCCGTTCCTGACGGCAATTGGTCGTGAGAATGCTTCGGCGGTTTACCACGAGTGGCAGACCGACGCGCTGGTTTCGGCCAACCCGCAGAACAAGGCGGTGATGGGCGATGACCTGAGCAACGAGAATCGTCCGGCTACCTCGCGTCTGGGTAACTACACCCAGATCTTCACCAAGGTCGTCGGCACTTCGACCACGCAGCAGGCTGTCAAGGCGGCTGGTCGGTCGAACGAGCACTCCTACCAGCTCGCAAAGGCTGGCAAGGAGATCAAGCGCGACCGTGAGGCGCGTTACCTCGCCAATCTGGCAGCCGTGCCGCCGGGCGCGACTGTGGCGGGTGAATCGGCGGGTGCGCAGGCGTTCATGAACGTCAACACCAGCCGTGGCGCTGGCGGCACCAATCCGGTGCTGTCGGGTACCACGCAGGGTTATCCGCAGACGGCGGCGACCAACGGGACGCAGCGTGCGTTCACCGAGGCGCTGCTGAAGTCGGCGGTGGCGCAGGCGTGGAACGCCGGCGGCGATCCGACCATGGCGATTATGTCGCTGGGTCAGAAGCAGATCGCGGCTACGTTCTCGGGTCTGGCGCAGCAGCGTCGTGACACGGGCGACAAGCGGCTGACGATCGTTGCAGGCGCCGACGTGTACGTGTCGGACGTGGGCGAGATCCAGTTCGTGCCGGATCGCTTCATCGACAGCCGTTCGGTGCTTATCGTCGACCCGTCGATGTGGGCGGTGGCCACGCTGGACCCGATGCAGAAGCGCAAGCTCGCTGTGACGGGCCTTGCCGACCGTGACGCGATGTACGTTGAAGAGACGCTGGTTTGCCGCAACCCGGCGGGCTCGTCGATCATCGCCGACCTTACCTGAGCCAATACGGCCCGCCCTGCGTTATAAGGGCGGGCCACTTTAGGAGTGTGTGAAATGGCACGACCGAAGAAGCACCAGGACGAGGCAGAGGCCCTCGAAACCAACACGCAGGGCAAGGATCTGCCCGAGACGAAGCAGTCGGGCGACGAAGCGCCGGGCGTTCGCGACCTTCCGCCCGCCAACCCGCTCGGTGAGCCGGTGAAGCCGGCTGAGGAGTATGCGGACATTTCGGAGGCCGGCAAGCGTGCGGCTGCGCTGGGGATCGAGACGGAGGAGACGGCGGGTGTCGATGACTACGTTGCCGGCGAAACCGTCGTGGAGCATCCGCTCTCGCCCACCGACGCCAATCCCAATCCGCACGGGCAGCGCTCGAACCCGGATGCGGATCTGGTTGTCGAGACTGACGACAAGGGCCGTGCAACGCGCGTGGCTCGCGACGAAGACAAGATGGTCGAAGTCACCGGCTCCGACGATCTGCGCACCGATGTCCACATCGGCGACGGGCGTACGCTGGGCCGTGGACAGACCATGAAGGTCGACAAGGACACGGCCAAGATCCTGCGCGACAACAAGCAGGTGCGGTGATTTATGTCGGATGAGCGCCTTTTCGACTATGATCCCACCACGGGCGTAAAGACGTGGTTCTCATCCGACGAAGAGAATGGGGGGCAATGGCATTTTCGGCGAGAGCAAGATGTCACCCCCATTCTTGATGCAAACAAGCGCGCGCAAGCTGAGTCTTGGGACAAGCGGTCCGAGATGTGGCACGCGGCACATATTCCCACTTTGGTCATGTATGAGTGGGCTACCAAGCATGGCGTGGAAATGTGGAACCCAGATCATAAAGACGGCGTAAAGCGGTTGCTAAATCACCCTGATTACAGGTACTTGAGAGTGCGAGAATTCATCATCTGAGGGGGCAGGCGTGGCTGTAGGTTTCGGAATCTTTACTAAGCTGCTTCCCACTTTGGTGGATGGTCAGCAGGTAAATCCGCAAGTCGATCAGCGCGGGCGCTTGATCGTCAGCAGCGGCGACGAGAGCGTGCTTTACACGACTGCGGTCGACCTCGACACAAACGGCGGGATTGTGCCCACCTATCGCGGCTTCACCAACACCTATGACGCCAGCGGCAATCTGGTTACGCAGACTGTCAAGAATGGTGGGACGTGGGTGCGGACGCTGACCTATACCAACGGTGAGGTGGCTTCCGACAGCGGGTGGGTTAAGCAGTAATGGCAGATAGCCTCATTCAGCCGTTTCGGCGCAATCTCAACGTCAGGCCGGTTATCGGGATGGTTGGATTAACGCCGCAGCCTGTGGCGGTGCCTGCGATGACCGGGCAGGGTGTCACCAGCTTCATCGTGCGCAACCCCAACCCGTTTCACATCTGGTTCGCGGGCTGGCGCGGCAATCCCGGCGATATGCCCGATATCAAGGAAAACGGACACTATCTGCATCCCGGCGAGGCGTATCTCGGGCGCACGCAAATGCCGCAGTGGGTTGCGGCGGCTGCGGATGACGAGCCGGGGTTTCCCATCTACGCCGCCGATGGCAAGTGGCTTTACGAGGGGAAGCGCACCCGCTTTATCCTGATTTATGGCTCGGGGGCTTAGATGGGCGTCAAGATCCCTGGATACCCGCTCAAAGGCAGCATGGGTGATGCTGGCTCGCAAGGGCCAGCCGGCCCGATGGGCTTGCAGGGACCAAAGGGTGATACGGGGCCAGCAGGCCCGCAGGGTGTTAAGGGGGATAAGGGCGATGTCGGCGCCGCTGGAGCGGCGGGCGCAAAGGGTGACACTGGCGCACAGGGCGTTCAAGGCATTGCGGGCGCCAAGGGGGATACCGGAGCGGCAGGAGCGCAAGGCCCGCAAGGCGCGCAAGGAGTAAAGGGCGACGCCGGGGCGACAGGGGCGACCGGGGCGCAGGGCGCTAAAGGGGATGCTGGTGCTACCGGCCCCAAGGGCGACATCGGCTTTACGGGACCATCTGGCGCAGCGGGTGCTACCGGAGCAATCGGACCACAGGGGCCTCAAGGCATCCAGGGGGCCACAGGTCCGCAAGGCGCACCTGGCGTAGCCGGATCGAACGCCACTGCAACGCCACTGGCGTCGAACGCGCCGCAGCCTTTGGGAGCGTCCGCGCTCATTGGGTCGTCATCGGCTGCGGCGCGCGAGGATCACGTTCACCCACTGCCTTCGGGGCGGCTAGCGCTTGTCGGCACAGTGACGGTTGGAGAAACCACGCTCATTTCCTTGGCATTGGGCGTAAAGCGCTACACCGGCACAATGGCGGGGCTGGCTGTGGGAGATCGCATAATCGCCTTCCTGACGGGCGCGCCGGGATCATCGTCACTACAAGACATTTACGTTAGCGCTACAAATACGTATAACGTGGGTCTTCTAAATCCAGCCCTTGGCATTGGCGCGGTTATTTCAGTGCCCATCGCGATTTATAAGGTGACCTAATGTCCATCGCGATCCCAACTTATGCCCCCGGCTCCATCAACAGCTACTCGGACTTGGTTGCCGAGATTCGCGACATGATGGACGATTCCGACTATTCGCAGGTTGCGATTGACCGGGCGTTGCGCAAAGCTGAGGCTGAGTTCAACCGCACGCTGCGCACGCCTGAAATGGAAACGCGCACTGTCCTGACTATCACGCAGGAGATCACTCAGGCCCCCGACGACTTCC